TAGATTTAATTAAACGTGTTAAACCAATACCACAACCAGAACGTTTAATGAAGTTTAATTCAAGATATTCATCTAATTCAGCACGAGTGCGTTCTTCACCGAAAAGCTCAAATAATTTATTTTTATAAGACCCTTCCATAATGCTTTCAAATTTAGCACGCATTACATCTTTATCATTTTCTCGTTCAGCAGAACCAAAAGTTTCCATACCAGATAAAATAACATCTACTTTATATGATGTATCATCATTAGGATTTCTACGCATATTCCAAAATGGACTGGTAAATTCAGGGAAATCAGTAATAAATGCTACAGGTGATTTGTCAGTATATAATTTTTCTTCATGTTCGTGTTCAAGTTCAGTTGTTCCAAATTCTTCAGCAATTGCCTTATAATTATTTACATAAAAATTGGAACCATCATATCCAAGATGAATTAATAGTTCTTTTTGGAGTTCCATTAATTCATTCATATCACCTTTGAATTCAAATTCAAACATAGGGAAAATTACATCATGGCGACCTGGAACAGGATTTGGTTCCATGCGATAAGATGTAGTTAAACAAAAATATCCTGCTACATCAGGTTTAGAAAGAATTTCATATTCTAACCACATTTGTCCAGTTTGAACAAGAGGCCAAACATTTCCAGTATAATTAAAAGTTTGAACGTTGAATGGATCTTCACATGCTGCTAAAATAGAAAGGCGATTTTGTGTATGAACTTCAACAAAATTCTTAGACCAAAAGAATTCACGTAATTTTTTTACTACTTTATTAAATTTTTCCGAATCAATAATTAAACCACTTTCATAACATTTTTGAGGAGACATATTATTATACTATAAAATATAATATTATATTTAAATTATTTTTTCTATAATATTTTAATATTTTTATATTTTTTCTTTTACTTAGTTTTTTCCTTTTACTTAGTTTTTTTCTTTTACTTAGTTTTTTTCTTTTACTTAGTTTTTTTCTTTTAATTATTTTCTTTTTATTAAAAATTGAAAATAATTTATTTAAATATTAAAATTAATTATAACAACATAATTACTATAATAATATATGGAAAGTTTTAGTGATGAACAAAATTTATGTTTTGAAAAATATTTGAATAATGAAAATGTATTTATCACAGGACCAGCAGGAACAGGCAAATCATATTTAATAAAAACAATTGTAAATGATGCTGAAAAAAAAGAAAAAAAAATTAAAGTTTGTGCTATGACTGGTTGTGCGGCTATATTATTACAATGTAAAGCAACAACATTACATATGTTTTCGGGTATTGGTTTGGCAAATAAAGATAATGCGAGTATTATTGAAGAATTATTTACAAAAAAACGTCACAAATTAAAAAATTGGAGAAAATTAGATATTTTAATAATTGATGAAGTAAGTATGATGTCTTTAAAAATTTTATTATTATTAGATGCAATAGCGAAAAAAATTTATAAAAATGATAAACCTTTTGGTGGCCTTCAGGTAATTTTTACAGGAGATTTTTATCAATTGTCACCAGTATTTAATAATGAAAAAGAGAGAGAGGCATCTATGTATTGTTTTCAACATCAATTATGGAATCAAATTTTTCCAAAAGAAAATCAAATTATTCTTCAAACAATTTTCAGACAAAATGATCAAATGATTTTAAAAATCTTGAAATATGTACGTAAAGGTCAAATTACAAATAATACAATTAAAGCATTAGAATCACGTATTTTCAATAAAGATAAATTAAATGAAGTAAAAAAAGAAAAAATTTTGACTATTTTATCACCAATTAAGAGAGATGTAGATTTAATCAATTTAAATGAATATGCTAATTTACAAAGTAGTCACGAGAACATTTATAATGTTAAATATATAGATCTAAACGCTTTAGAAAATATTAAAGATATTAATTTTGACCCAAATAAAGCTAATGAATTATTTCAATTATATATTAATTCAAATCCATTTGTAAAAAAAGAATATGAATTTTTGGCAAATAATATTTTAGCCGATAAAGAATTGAAATTAAAAATAGGAACACATGTAATGTGTATTGTAAATATAAATTTATATGGCGAATTACAAATTGCAAATGGAAGTCAAGGAATAGTAGTAGATTTTAATAGTGAAAATTTACCATATGTGAAATTTAACAATATTGAAAAACCAATATTAATAACTCCTTATACATGGAAATCCGAACATAATAAACGTGTAGGTGTTTCTCAATTACCTTTAATATATGCTTGGGCCATTACTATACATAAATCACAAGGAGTAACTTTAGAAAATGCCATAATAGACATTGGAAGTAATATATTTGCTGATGGTCAAACATATGTAGCTCTGTCACGTATTAAGTCTTTAGAAGGATTATATTTAACACATTTTGATTATAGAAAAATTAAATGTAATCCGCTTGTAAAAAGATTTTATGGAGATAGTTAATATTTTATGATGATGGTAATGGTGCTAAACATAATTTAATTTCACCCAATGATGCGACATTATATTTAACAATTAATGGTTTATTATTTCTTAGAAATATTTCAATTTGATTACATAAATTGGTGCATTTTATAAAATATACTAAATTTTTTAATGAAAATTCCCCTTGTGTTATTAAATTAGAATTATCTTTTTGTAAAAATTCCATAATACCACTAGTTTCAGAACGTCTAATTTCAGCTTTAGCATATTGCCCACTACATTTGAATATTAATTCATCATTAACAGATTTAATTTCTAATTTTTCAGATATACTAGCCAAGTCTCTAATAATCTTTTGAAAATCAGATGAAGGCATATTAATAATAGATGAATAATCTACATCAGGTAAGTTTAATTCTTCATGTTCAGGTTCAATTAGTCTTAATTTTTGAATTTTAGATTGTTTAATATCACCATTTTCAAATTTTAATCCTAATTCAGAAATGAAACCATCATTATAATCATCATTTTCAATATATATAGTTAAAGTATCATCATTATCAATAGATGAAATTAATTTAAATAAATGTAGCATATTAACACCAATAATAATTTTATCTTTTTTACATTCATATACTTCAAAATTTTCTGCTTTTAAAAATAAATGAACTAATATTGTATGTGTTTTATCCATATTAATAATTTTAATACCTTCTTTAGTAAATACAATATTTGTGTCTAATAATATATCCTTTAAAGCAGTCATTAAAATTCTAAAAGGCGATATTTGAACAGTTTTAATAGTTAACATATTATTATTATTAGTTTCTTCGTTCAAAATAGATTTACACATTATATTATTTTTGAGTTAAAATCTTTAAATAGTTATTTTTATTTTAATAAATTCAATTAAAAATATAATTTTCAATAAAAATATATCAAAATTTTTGTAATATATATTTTAGATTTTTAATTTAAGTATTTTTATGAAATTATTGAAAACATTAATATGTGGGTACTTAGGATTTAATAGCTTTTCTAATATAAACAAACTTGGAATAAATAGTTTTAAAAAAGTATTACCAAATAAATATCCATCATTTAAGAAAAGTAAAGAACATTATTTTAATAATAATGTGTATTATGATATATATACTGATAATCCATTTATATACGAAAAAAAACCTTGTAAAAAAATCAGGTTTTTTAATAAAATAAAATATAATTTTAATTATCTAAATAAAATTAATAATAAAATTAATAATAAAATTAATAATAAAATTAATAATAAAATTAATAATAAAATTAATAATAAAATTATTAAAAATAAAAAATCTGTTTTGAGAGATAATACTTTAAATAAAAAATATCATATAAAAAATTTATATAATTATAACAAATATAATGATTTAACTGCTGAACATATATTTCCCCAATCTTTTATAAAAGAATATCCAAAAGCAAAATTTGATATGCATAATATATATTTAACAGAATCAAAAACTAACTCACATAGAAGTAATTATAAATATAAAGATGAAAGTGAATTTATATTTATAAATAATAATATAAAATATATAAAATTAGGAAAAAATGAACCAATAGTATATAATTATTACAATAATTATAAAGATAACAAATTGCGTATATTTATACCTTCAATATATTCACGAGGTTCTATAGCAAGAACAATTATATATATGAAATATACTTATGAACATTTAATTATTGAAAATGTTATAGATGTTAATACATTAATAGAATGGAATAAGCTATATCCACCAAATAAAATGGAAATTGAACAAAATGAGTTAATATATAAAATACAAGGTAATTATAATATATTTATATTATATCCAAAATTAGTAGAAGAATATATAGATACGTTATAATATTTAAAGTTTTAATTCAATATTTGATAAAATTCAACATTTCATAAATTTTTATATTTTTTTTCTTTTTTTTCTTTTTTTTCTTTTTGGGTAATCCTATTAAGTAAAATAACAAATCATTTTTATAATATGTTATTGATCCAAACATATTATATATAAATTTGATATTTTATAAATTTGATATTTTATAAATTTGATATTTTATAAATTTGATATTTTAAATATATGTTTTGAATAAATAATCCCATGGTCCACCAATACCATAATTTTTATTAAAATATAAATGATGACCCCTATGTTTTATAGGATTTCCAAAATATTTTAAATTATAACCACTATGTGTAATCGCGCCATTCAACTGTCCAATAATAGCAAATATATATGAACTCATAAAACAAGGATTATAAATATATAAAGCTAACCAAAATGGAAAAATAATTTCTAATAAATAATCAGTACAAGTCATATAATTAGCACTAAAAGCACAATTGGCATATATAGAATGATGTAATTTATGTATATTTTTATATAATAAAGGTGTATGTATTAATCTATGATTAATATAAAAGAAAAAATCATAGAAATAAAATATAGCAAAAAAATCACGTAATACTATAAATAAATTTTCATTATTATATATTAAACCTCTATTGCTTGATATATTTAATAAAATTTTCTTATTTATAATATAACCCAATAAGCTGTTGATAAAATTAATTGTTATTAATTTATTATAACTAATTTTATATTTATTTTCTTTTGATCTGGGTATTATTTTATAATTCATCCACCAACCAACATTATTATCCATATAATAATATACACATGATGTAACATATAATGTAATTTGAGAATCAAAATATAATGACTCAAATGTTTTGTCTATATTTTCTGATAAAAAATGTATAAAAAAGAATAAAAATATATAAAATGTATAATCCTGATATAAAGTATCATAAATATTTTTAAGTATATTTACATTATTTGTTATCATTAATATTTATATTAATAAAACACTATATTAATCTTTAAATATTATTATCGAATTATTTGGAATCAAAAATTAATTCTATAGGACAGTGATCTGACCCCATTATATCCATTAAAATATTACATGAAATATCTTGTTTAGTCATAAAATTAGGACTACAAACAAAGTAATCTATACCCCAACCATTTTCTTTATTTCTATTTCCTTTAATGAAATTTGACCAATATGTAGATTTCCGTTTTTCAGGATTAAAATAACGAAAAATATCTATCAAATTATTAATTTCTAATAAATAAGCAAAATCACTTCTTTCGTTATCAAAGAATCCAGGAACTTTATTTTTTTTTTGTTTTGGATTGCTAATATCATTATTTAAATGAGCAACATTCATATCCCCACAAATTATAATATCTTTATCTAAATATTCACTAATAAAATCAGTAATATATTGTGAAAATTGAGAATTCCACTTTTCACGAAAATAATATCGCTGACCTTCTAAATTTTGAGAATTAGGAACATACACATTTATCAAAACAAAATCTTGAAATTCTAAAGCAAATATTCTACCTTCTTCGTCCCATTCTGGATTTTCTAATACTTTTATGGGGGGACTTGTACACCAAATGGAAACACCCGATAATCCTTTTCTTTGAGTAATTCCTTTTGTAGAATTCCAATACCTATATGGATATTTTTCTATTATTTTTTCATTAAGCTGAACCTGTTTTTCCTCTGCTTTGGTTTCTTGTAAGCATAATATATCAATATTTCCTTGATCTCCAAAAATATATTCATCGAATGTTGGTTTTTTCAACATGGCACGTAAACCGGCAACATTCCATGAAACAATTTTCATAATATATTATAATTCTCTCTATTTCTTTAAAATATTTTATATAATTTTTATCAATTTTATCAAATTTTATTATTAAATAAAATTAAATAATAAAATATTATTTACATTAAAGAATGTATATTATCTTTTATATTATTTAAATCATCGGGAGAAGGCAAGATTTTACTATATTTATCGTGTAAAATATTACTATGAATAAACAATAATATAACATATCTTATTACAAATTGTAATAAATATACATATATTTCTTTCAATTTATCTTTTGTAACAATATTTTCACTAAAATATATTATTAAAGCATTTATAATACTAGATTCTTCTAAACTTAATAAATTCATGTCACCTAAAACATCACATATAATATTTCCTGTTTTATTAGATATTTTTTTTACATTTTTAATAATATTTATTTTTTCACTTTTTATAAGAGAAGGTTTTTTTTTATAAAAGAGAGATACAATATCAAAATTATTTATTTTATTAGTATTTATTTTATTAGTATTTATTTTATTAGTATTTATTTTATTAGTATTTATTTTATTATAGTTTTCATTTACCAATTCATTATTTTGTTTTAATAATGGTAATACATTGCCAATAGACATTTTAGGTTGAGTCTTTTTTTTATTGCTCATGGATGCTAAATTAGCTGGAGCTGATTTAACTCTTTTCATATATTTTTATATTCTATATATTTAGTAATATTTTTTAAATATGTTATAAAAAAAATAAACAATTTTAATAAAATCATTTAATATTTGTATTAACAGTAAAAATTTCTATTTTAATTATTTAATTTCTATTATTTGATACAATTGTTCCAAATATTGCAACTCACTAACATTTTGATCTACTTTATATAATAAACTATTTGTATTGATTAAACGAGTAAAATCTTTTGGTTGTTTATTATTAGTTTTATTAAATGATATAATTGGTTCATGTATAAATTTTTTATAATTGTTAACATTATCATCAATTTCAATAAAATCTTCTAAATTATTATTATTATTTTGCTTAATTTTTGTTATGTTAAATTTACTCGTAATACATAAATTCTTATAAAAAGCAAAATTCTTTTTAGAACAATAAGTAATATTATTCATTATTTATTATTTATTAAATAATAAAATTATAATTATTTTTATCAAATTTATGTAAATTTTTAAAATATTTCAAATAAATAATCAAAAGTAATTAAAAAAATATATTAATTAAAATACTAAATAAAAATAATTTATTAGTACTATTATTAATATTATAAATGTCTGTTGATTGGAGTAATGCGACAAATAAAACAAAAATTTTTAGTTTTGAAGAGAGAATATGTGAAGGAAAAGTAGTAGATGTATATGATGGAGATACAGTTAAAATTGTTTTTCCCTTAACAGATAAAGAACCAGAAAGATTATTTAGATGGAATTGTAGATTAATTAATGTAGATACACCCGAAATAAGAACAAAGAATTTAAAAGAAAAAGCATATGCTAAAGAAGTAAGAAATGCTTTGAGAGAAAGAATTTTAAACAATATTGTAGAAGTTCATTGTAAAGATTTTGATAAATATGGTCGTTTATTAGTTGAAATATTTTATGAAAACATTTCAATAAATAATTGGTTAATTGAAAATAATTACGCAAAAGTATATGATGGAGGTAAAAAAAGCAAATGGTTTGTAGATGAAGAATAAAAAAGAAAAACCAATATTATTAATATTAATTTATAATAAACTAATATTAAATAATAATAAGTTTGAATATTTTATTTAAATGTATTTTATAAATATATTAATTTTAGTTTACAGGAAAGTTCAGGACTCGAGCGCCGACACACGCAATTTCAGCGACTCAATTGTGGACGCTTGTGCTTGTACAATCGCATCGAGCTCCTTAATTGCAGCAACAGCATATGTAAAAATACTGTCGTACTGCAAACCTAGAAAGTCGTCGCTTTCGTCGCTTTCATTAACTGCGTGCACCAATTCGGGAATCTGCTGCACCTGTTGTGCGATGAACCCGGCCTGATGAAAATATTCTTCACTATCTGGTGGCGACATGTCATACTCCTGCGGGCTCAACTGTCGA